ATGATCCAAAAAGAAAAATAGAGAGAGATAACTTACCTAAATATATTAAAGGATTTTGGAAAGAGTTAAAAAATTTTGAGTTACATGATTTTCAAGAAAAACAAGAAAGCAAAATATTAGGTGTTGATCTAATTGGTTATACAGATTTTGGTTTAATCAAAGATCCTGATATTTATTTTAAAGTAGATTTAAAATCATCTGGTCGTATGCCTTCAGCTTTATCTAACTCCATAGGCTTACAACAAACCTATTACACCAATACATCTAATGTAGAAAATAAAGTTTTATATTCAGTAGTGAGTAGAGGCGAGAATAAAACAAAATGGTTTAACTTAGAAAACACAGCCACATATGAAAGAGTTTTTAGAGATATGATTATCTCTATGCACAGTTTCTTATCAAAATGCGAGGATAAGGAAGAAATGAAGAAGTTAATAGTTCCTGATTTAGATAACTGGATTTGGAATTATGACAAAAAAGTAACCGAAGTAAGAAAGGAAATATGGGGGTATTAATGAGAAATGGAATAGTTGAAGGTATATATACTGATAGAAAATATCCATCAATAAAAATTGGTGATAAGTTTTTTAGTGCAAATTTAGATTATGGAAAACCTGTTGTAGATTTAAGAAAATTTCAAGAAGGTGATGAAGTAGAATTTGATGTTACAAAAAATGGAGATTATGAAAACATAATTGAAATTAAAAAAATGGGTGATGAAGATACATCATTTAATCATGGGGCAAATGTAACTCAATCAACAAGTGTAAGATCTGAACCAACAAGAACAAATAATGTTGATGGTATGATTTTTGAGTTAGGCGAAATCGTTACGAAACTTAATAAATACGATTGGTACAATAGATTAGGTGATGATGCACAGCAAAAACACGCAACAACAATCTTTTTATCAGCGAGGAAGTAATGTCAGTAACATCATCTGTAAAAACATGGAAACATAATTTTGTTAGTAAAAAAATATTAAACAATGGAAATAAAAATAATCACATAAAACACGATCCAATGTTTACTAAAAAACCTAGCAGTAAAAGAGTTCAAAGAAAATTAAAGGAATTAAGAGTATGATTGATTTTTATGAAAAACAAGAAAGTATTAATAAATTACAAAGTGAATTAAATGTAGATACAAAAAAACTTATTGATGTCATATCAAAACAAGTTGATGATTTGCATAAACAACTTCACGAATTAATTAATTCATTAAACAATCAAAAATTAAACTAGGTAATAATATGAAAATTAATACTGACAAAATAGAACATATACTGAGAACTAAATATGGTTGGGAGAGATTTCCTCTTGATGAACAACCAGAGAATAAAGCTGAAGAAAAAAAAAACGAGAAATGTACTTGTATTGGGAGGCAGAAAAAATAAATGTTAATGATCTCAGAAAAATTAAAAGATAGTGAGGATAGTAAAATGTCCTCACCATTTACTAAGGAAGAAGTACGCATATTAAAGAAGATATGCGAGAATCCAATATTTAAAACAAAAAAAACATTCCATGTAAATAAAAATACACCATTACAAGAGTTAAGATCTTTAATTTGTGAAAAACATGAAATTACATTGGAACAATTTTTAAGCAGTAGAAAAGATGCCTCATCAGTAAAGGCAAGAATAGATTTTGTTAAACAAGCAGTAAAAATAAAAAATACTGACACTACTAAGATAGCAAAAGTAATGAACAAAGATAAACAAAATGTTTCATACTATTTGCGTAAATATAAAAATGCAAAAACATACTAAAGTTTTTACTACCTTTTGGAATGATGAGTACACACTTGTTCAATCGTATCAATGCTTTGCTTGTAACAGTTGGGAAGGAGTTGATATTCACCATATTTCAGCCAAATCTTTAGGTGGGAGTAAATGTAAAGATTACATTGAGAACTTAACTTGTCTTTGTCGTAAGTGTCATGATCTTTGTCATAAGGATAAAGATTATAATAAAGAAGTAAGAGTAACTACTCTTAGATTAATAGCTGATAGATTAGAAAATGAATATTCATAAGTACGATCCTCACATGATTGCAGAGGAAAAGAAACAAGCGATTATAGATTATCGTAAATGTTTTAGAGTATATAATCAGCTTGTAGATCTTAAAGATAAAAAGATTAATCAGAAATATTTACAGTATCGTTTTCAATCAGAGGAAAAGAACTCAGTTGATGATGCGAAAGCTAAGGCAAAGATTAACGAGGAAGTCCAGGAAGTAGTTACCCAATTAGAAATGGCTGATAAGTTAAAAGATGAGGCCTATGCTGAAATGCAGAGGGTTGAAACAAAGATACAATTTATTTTAGATAGCAACAGTATCAAGAGAGCAGAAATGAAACTGTCAGGATTTAGTACATGATAGTTAAAGTAAAAAGTAAGTATGGAAGTTTAGTTGCTGTTAGAGATAAATACATTAAGAAATGTAAAAAAGAATTTGATGATTTAACGATACAAGTTGAGGGTGAAGAAATGTTAGTACCTTACTCTCAGCTAGATAACCCAATAAAAAGATATTCTGTGCCTGATAAGTTTTCAAAAAATATGCACGAATTATTTTATTACCAATGGAAACCGAAAGATGAAAGGCAAGGAGAATTATTATGAACGAGTGGTTATTTAGAAAAGATTTAGCAAATAAATTTAAAATACATGAAAAAACATTAATTAAAAATATTAATAATTTACAAAAAGAATTTCCTAATGATGAAAGTTTATTTCGTTATTTAGGAAACAAACAATATTTTTATCCTCATGACATAAATAAAATTTTAGAACTATCTTCTCAATACAAAAAAATACAATTACAAAAAAATGATTGAATATCTAACATTTATAGATGAACTTCAAAATATTAAAAAACATAAACATTGTCCTATGATGATTAAAGCTATTGATGATTTAATAGTTAAATATAAATTAATTGTAGAGGAAAATGAAAAACAATATCAACCAAGAGAAATAGAGAAGATAGATAGTCCTCTTATATTTCCTGTAAATACTTAATGTGTTTGATTACACCTTTAGGTATTACCTGAGATCTACCAAATAAATCATCTTCATTTTTACCATCTTTATCGGCTGATATAATAACATAATCATCATTTTCTAAAATAAGATAACCCAATGAATCAATGATACATGGTTCACATTTAATAAGATCTTCTTTGCTTTGCCATGTACTGTCTGATACTTCATTCGTATCAAGCCAAACAACTTCAACAATAGAAGGTTTATTCATTTCTTAGCTGTTTTTTTTGCTCGTCTTAATGCTTTATCACTTACAGTACCTTTGCCTTTTTTAGATGTACCAGATTTTTTTTTCTTATTAAGATAATAATACAATCCCTTTTTGGCCACTCTACCATCTTTAGTTTTATGATAACCTTTTTTCATTACTTCTTCTTCTTCTTTTTCTTTTTAGTTTTTTTCTTATCTTCGTTTAATTTTTTTAACCCCTTAGATGTGTAGGGATATTTTTTTCCTTGATACATTGGCATAATATTTTCCTTTGTTTAACAGTTCCACATTCTGCGACTCCAATAGTTAGCAGATAGTTTATTATTCTTTCCTTTAATTCCACCAGATCTTGCACAATAAGATTTTTTTCTAGCAGGATTATTTTTCTTAATAGTCATATTAGGATCACCGAAGTTAATCTTTTTGACCTTATCTCCATCTTTAACAAAGACTTTGAACTTTTTTACATCACCTCTCATTGGCTTGTTAAGTTTAACAGTTTTACCTTGATATGTTGCCATCTTGAATTACTGCCTCCTTAACTGTTTCTACTGTGGTTTTTGATTTCATGTTTTCTTGTCGTAACATCATCTTATTGTGATATGCTTTTTCTAATCGGTCTAAAAGAAAAGCATTTTGTTTTTTTAATTCTTTATTTTCTTTTTCTAGTTTACTCATTACTTATCTCTTTGAACATTCTTAATTTTTTCTACAGTTCTAAGAGTGGCCATACCTAAAGTTGCTAAGGTTAGTTCCATCATAACATCAGTTGGAATATCTATTTTATCCATTTCTGGTAAAAAAAATTCTACTGTTGGTGCTACTAAGAAGGCATAAGCTAAACCAATACCACATACCCATTGAATGAAGGGCCTTGCTCCTGCAACAAACAATGATTTAGATTTTGCTTGTGCAATATTAATATCTATTTGTTTTTCTTTTAGTTTTGCTTCAATTTTTTCTAATGTTATTTCAGCTTGTCTTTTTTCTTCAGGACTATCGTAAAGTTCATCAACAACTTTTAATCCTGTTTCTAATAGACCACCACCTTTGCCACCTAAAATTCCTGTTAATAATCCTAACATAGTACATCTCCTACTTGTTCGTAGTAGATAACTAAGTTACAAAATTCTATGACAACTAAAGCTGTTAATAGTATTGTAATTATAATTTTCATAAAAATTTTACCTTTCAATTTTTGGCAGAAAATCCTGTGGATAAAAAAAATCACCCCAAGCAAACTGCCATGTTGCGAGGAACAAATTTGTAGTCAAAAAAAACTAAATTCATCTTTTTTGGAAATATTGTCGCATACTTTTCTGCGATTAAAAAAAATATTTTGCAGATTTTTTTTTTATTTTGTCTTAGTCAAAAAAAAAATTTTCAAAATAGTTTATAATGGTCTTGTATTAAAAAGATCTTCATATGTTCTGATTAGATACTGTTCTTTAAAAAGTGAATATGACTCTAAATGAAAGCGAGTAGCTTATGAATAAAGAACTTAAACCTATTGTAATTGATGGAATTACAATAAAGCCTAATGAAATAAATACTTTAAAAAAATTAAAAAAGTTTGTTAAAAAACATTTTCCTAATGGATTTAAAGAATTTATAACTGACACTTATATAGGAGCAAATTTAATAAGAATAACCTATAATAAAGAATTACCTGCTTGTTTACACGCAATGGGAGATTTATTAAGTGGTAAAGTTTATTATTCTTATGGTTTTGAACAAAAACCTCATGTTAAATATCATAAAAACAATAAAGGAGAAAATATTGAATTTGAGGTTTGGACTACTTAATAAATAAAAAATCAGATTAGCTGATTAATTAACTCAGAGTCATATTCCTTTTAAAGATCCCTCATTAATAAACTTAGCCAAGAAGCTCTACGAGGAGTTTGGTTTGCCCATTTACTGTCCATCATGCTATCACTAGCCAAGACATAGTTTTGATCTTCAAGGTTTGCTTTTAAGTTTTTAAATTGATGTAGGCTACTTCCCATTTGGTAAGCCATTTCAATTATGATGGTAAAAGCCTCAAACTTTATTTTATCTTTATCAATAAAATGGGTGGCTTGATTTAAAGCCTGTTCAAAATCTTTTTCAAATAAAAGATCCCAACCTTCTTTGGTTGTTGGTACTTCTTCGTCTTTACTTAACTTATGGCCATAACCACCGGTTAAAAAATCTTCTTTTACTTTCTTACCATCTTTTGTTTTATAAGAAAGTTGATAAGGTTCTAATTTAAAACCTTCATGCTGTTTAATTCTATCTTTTAAATCTTCGTACATTGTATTAACTTCTCCAAATACCATTTAGCTTTTTTAAGATCTTCAATGCCATTCTTCTCTTTATAGCGAGTGACATATTTTATAATGTTACCTTCTAAAAAATTCATGTCGTATTCAATAATGTAGTCAGTAACTTCTATTTTTTTCCTGTAGTAAGGAGGATTAATTTTATCCATTACACCTCACCTGTCCAGGTAGAGTCTATCATAGGCATACTATGAATTTGAGGCTGTGAGTTAATGATGCTACCTACTGATATGATAGGCCTTTTAATAAAGTTTTTGCCATACTTGAAGGCTTCGTGTTTAGGATCAATAGAACAACCAACACACATAGCAAAGTTTAAAGCTGTTGGA